GCTTGCAATTCAGAAATTGAGTGTGTAGAATCGCGCGCAACGGATCGCGCATACGCAAACCGACCTTCCATGCGGAGGCTGCGCTGTCTGTAAGAAGCGCGGTTTCGAGTGATTTAGAACAAGCGGCGGCGTGGAAAGCAGATGCGAGATCAAACGGGCGCTAACAATCCAAACTGGAAGGGTGGTATCACAGGCACAGCCGAGTACTACCGCAAGAACAAAGCGGCATACAGGGCGCGGCATCGTGAGCGCCACCTTGCGCACAAAGCTGTTCAGACGGCTGTATCGCGTGGTCATCTTGTTCGTGGCGTCTGTGAGGTCTGTGGAAAAGCAGAAGCGCATGCGCATCATGATGACTATTCAAAGCCTCTAGAGGTGCGATGGCTTTGTAAGGCCCATCATGAGGCAGGTCACTATCCAAAGCCGGAGTAGCGACCTGCCCGCTTGTTCTAGTTCATTCACGCATGCATTGTTCCCTTATGTGCTTTGGTCGGTGCTGCGGGGGTTAAAGCAGTGCAGTCGTGAGCGAATTCAATTCATCGCCCTCGTCCAGAAATGGCCGGGGGCTTTTTCATTTCCGGAGTACGAATGTCCCTCTTCATCGAAAAGTGCCGCAATGGTTTCCTTCTGCTTCCCTCTGGTGGCTCGCCTGCTGACGCCTTCTACCTGGCTGACGTGCCCGAAGCGATCAAGGAGGCATTCAAGGCCGAAGAAGAAGCGAAGAGCGTTCGAGCCCAGCTCAAGAGCATCGCCAGTGATCTGAGTCTGCCCACTCTCGACCAAGAAGTGACAGACCGAATCGCAGCTTGAAAAGTTCGCCAGCCCGCTACCTCTCTTCATCTTCGTCTCGCACCGCCAATAGGTAGCTGGGCTGGCACCCTCTCCCCCGTAGCACCATCACTCTCCCGGTGCTTCTTTCCCGCTTCGGCGGGTTTTTTATTTCTGGAGCATGTAATGCCCAACTTCGTTCTTAACGCGCAGGTTGAGTCTCGAAAGATTCCTTTCGGCACCAGTCCAGGTGATTTCCGCTGCACATGGACAGATCGCGCCACCAATCAGGTCGTCAAGCAACAGGACTACCCGAATGCAAACATCCCCTTTTCTGACGTTGGCGAGGGTCAATATCGCATTTCTCTGGTACGTCTTGACGCGACTACTCGCTCAGTCATCACCACGCCGGTTGACGTTGACTATGACGTGGTTGCGCCTGTGGCTGAAGTGCCGGTTTCGTTCACCGTTGTGCCCGCCTAACTACGCGTTAGTACCTACTAGCTTCTCTGTCAAAGAGATCAGCCGGCAGGAACTAAACCAAAGACTCGAAAGAACTCGTCATGGCCAAGAAGCAACCACCCAAGAAACCCGCACCGAAGCCGATGCCGGGGAAGAAGTGCTGATTTAAGCCTCAGATTCAGGCAATGGCTAACCCTAAGTTTGGAGAGCAGGGCAAGGAGACTCGGTTTAAGCCCGGTCAGTCTGGGAACCCGGGCGGAAAGCCGACTGCTGCAAAAAACAAGCTTCAGCGCGACTTTCTATATGCGCTTGCTGAAGACTTCGCCGCTGGTGGTGCCGAAGCTATTTCTCGTATGCGAGAAGAAACGCCGGCTGCTTATGTGAAGGCAATTGCATCCTTGATGCCTAAAGAGCTTGAGATTAAGCGCCCGCTGGAAGAGTTGACGGATGACGACCTTGTTGCAGGAATTGCAGCCCTCCAACGCCTCCTTGTTGCTCAAGGTAATGCAGAAGGAGTGGGAGACGCGGCAGAGCTTCAACAGGCTGGCAGCGTATCGACCCTACAGTAAGCAATCAGACTTCCACCGGGCCGGCGCATCGTTTCGTGAACGCTTGCTCATGGCTGGTAACCAGCTAGGCAAGACGTGGAGCGCAGGTTTTGAGACCTCGATGCACTTGACGGGTCGTTACCCGGATGGCTGGGATGGTCGGACGTATAGCAAGGCTGTAGCCGGTTGGGCTGCTGGCGTGACCAGCGAGGTAACCCGGGACTCTGTGCAGCGTGTGCTGTGTGGCCGGATCAATGCGATAGGAACCGGAGCTATTCCTAAAGACGCCATCAAAGAAAAGTCAATGAAGCGCGGCGTGGCTGACGCGATTGACACGATGGTGATTAAGTGGGGTGGTGGTGGAGATGTTCAGGCCGGCGAGAGTATTCTTGGCTTCAAGAGCTATGACCAGGGGCGCGAGAAATTCCAAGCTGAAACGCTTGATTTCGTATGGCTTGACGAAGAACCTGACGCCGATATCTACAGTGAATCGCTGACCCGTACAAATGCGACTGGCGGCATGGTTTACATGACCTTCACGCCGCTCAAGGGCATGAGCGAGGTGGTTAAGCGATTCTTGATTGACAAGATGCCTGGCACTCACGTTACGACGATGACGATTGATGATGCAGAGCATTACACGCCCGAGCAGCGTGCCGCGATCATCGCCAGTTATCCGGCTCATGAGCGAGACGCCCGGACAAAAGGTATTCCGACGCTTGGTAGCGGTCGAATCTTCCCGGTTGCTGAAGAGTCGATCAAGGTCGAGCCGTTCGAAATTCCGCGTCACTGGGTGCAAATCTGCGGTATTGACTTTGGTTGGGATCACCCAAGCGCAGCGGTTCGGATAGCTTGGGATCGTGATAACGATGTGATCTATGTCACCTCGGTTCACCGCCAGAAAGAGCAGACACCGATCATGTTCGCTGCCACGGTCAAGCCTTGGGGTGATTGGTTGCCGTGGGCATGGCCTCATGACGGATTGCAGCATGACAAGGGGTCAGGAAAACCGCTGCGGGATCAATATGCAGCGCAAGGCTTGAACATGCTCAAGGACAAAGCTACTCATCCCCCCGAGCCGGGCGAAGAAGAAGGAACGGGCGGCAATGGTGTGGAGGCTGGTCTGTTGGACATGCTGGATCGCATGCAGTCTGGTCGATTGAAGGTATTCAGCAATCTGAATGACTGGTTTGAGGAATTCCGCTTGTATCACCGCGAAGACGGCAAGGTCGTGAAGATTGACGACGATCTAATGTCCGCCACTCGATACGCAATCATGATGAAGCGATTTGCTACGGTTAAGCAGGAATCTCAGCCATTGAAATACCCGCGATTGAGCTGCGCATAAGACACAAAGGCACCGCTGAGAAGCGACCCGAAACATGGCACAAATGAGCGAAGACGAGCTGAGGGCAATTACTGACGGCGAAATGAAAATGGCTGTCGGTTATTGGAGCGGCAAGCTAGCGAATCAGCGCACCAAGGCGATGGTCTACTACCTTGGTGAAGCGAAGCTAGACCTGTCGCCTCCTGAAGTTGAAGGGCGCTCGTCTGTCATCTCGCCTGACGTTCGCAACACCATTGAATCCATGCTGCCGCAGCTCATGGTTAAGTTCGTGGGCGGTGATCGTGTGGTCGAGTTCGAGGCGACAAAGCCTGGGGATGAGCCGAAAGCAGAGCAGGCAACCGACTACTTGAACTATCTGTTCTATCAGCGCAATCCAGGCGAGCAGATCGCTTACACATGGATGAAAGATGCGCTGCTGTCGAAGAACGGGATCATTAAGGTTTGGTGGGACACGCGAAACGAAGAGACTCGCGAGGAATACACGGGCCTAGACCAGTTCGAGCTTGCCTCGCTAATGGACGATGATGAGATCGAAGTCACCGAGCAGAAGTCATATCCAGACGAGGAAGACCAAGAGCAGCGGCAGCAGGCTCTAGAGCAGTTGAGCCAGCAGGCCCAGGCGAACCCTCAGGCCATCCCACAGATTCAAGCTCAGATTGCGCAGATTCAGCAGACACCACCCAAGATGCTGTGGGATGTGGTGTGCAAGCGAACCAAACAAGGTGGGCGGGTTCGTGTTGAGAATGTTCCGCCCGAAGAGTTCTTGATCTCTCGCAACGCCAAGAGCATCAGTGATGCTGGTTTTGTTGGTCACCGAGTAGCCCGTACAGCTTCAGAGCTGAAATCGATGGGTTACAAGAATGTCGAGCAGTTGACGAGTGACGATCAAACCCAGGCTTTCAATGCAGAGCGAATCGAGCGGCTGTCTTACGACGATGAGATGGCCTACATGCAGTCCGATCAGGTGCAGTCGATTGATGAATCGCAGCGCATCATTTGGGTGACGGAATGCTATCTGCGGGTTGACTATGACGGCGACGGGATTGCAGAGCTGCGCAAGGTTGTTCGGGCTGGTAATCAGATTCTCGATAACGAGATCGTTGATGTTTCTCCGTTCGTCAGCATCACGCCGGTACCGATGCCGCATAAGTTCTTCGGTCTGTCTGTCGCTGATCTGGCGATGGAAGGCCAAAAGGTCAACACGGCTCTGTTGCGTGGTGTGCTGGATAACACCTATCTTCAGATCAATGGGCGTTATTTCGCGGTTGACGGTCAAGTCAATCTAGACGATCTGTTGACCTCTCGGCCTGGTGGTGTGGTTCGCGTCAAGCAGCCAGGTGCAGCGGGTCGATTGGATCAGGGCGCTGGTGACTCGCAGCTTGGCATGGGCATGCTGGAGTACATGAAGGGCTTTCAGGAAGACGCGACGGGCTGGAGTCGAAACTCTGCTGGAAACGATCCTGATGCTCTGAAGGGTGGGATTACAGCGACTCAAGCGAATATCGTCACGAACAAGGCAGACATGCGCCTTGACCTGATCGCCCGAAACTTTGCACAGGGCTATCGCGATCTTTTCAAACTGATGCTCAAGCTGGTGAGCCAGTATCAGCAGAAGGAAGACGTTGTAAAGCTCTGCGGTCAGTGGGTACCGATCAGCCCGCGTGAGTGGCGCAATGGGTTTGATACGACGATCAATGTAGGTTTGGGGACTGGTTCTAAAGATCAGATGGTGGCCCATCTGACGCAGATGCTGGGGATTCAGGCTCAGGCTATTCAAATCGGTGTGGCAACCCCTCAAAACATCTATGAGGCGACAAAGCAGCTAGCCCAAACGCTGGGGTTCAAGTCGCCCGACAAGTTCTTTACTGATCCTTCGCAGCATCCTCAACCGCCCAAGCCTGATCCTGAAATGGCGAAGGTGCAGGCTCAGGTTCAGATCGAGCAAGCCAAGTCACAGATGAAGGCTCAGACGGATCAACAGGCCAAAGAGTTCGAATTGCAGCTAGAGCGCGAGCGCATGCAAATGCAGGCCCAGGTTGACACCCATCGCCAGCAGGTTGAAGCGCAACAACAGACATTGAAGTTGCAGCAAGAGAAAGAGCTTGAGCAGATCAAGATACAGGCGCAGATGCAGCTTGAGCAATTCAAGGCTGAAATGCAGCAACAAACGGCTTTGGCTGTGGCGCGCATCAATGCAGAGGCGACTGTTGCTCGCGCTGAATTGCAGGCTAGCCAGACACCTGCAACGCTCACGGCTCAACAAGACAGCGCGGCAGATGCTGCCGTAGGTGACGATCAATGACGCTTGAAAAACGTGTTTATGACGGCAACCGGGCTAAGGAAATCCTCGACAACGAGGTGTTCCAGCAGGTCTGGATCGACATTGAACAGGAGTATGTAGAAGCATGGAAGAACTCACCCGCCCGCGACGAGGAAGGCCGCCAAAAAATCTGGGTCTACGTCCAACTAATGCAGAAGCTGAAGGCTCAGATAGTCTCGACGTTCGAGTCGGGGAAGATGGCGAAGCTGGAGCTGGAGCATCGCTCAAAGCTGGAGCGCATGAAAGATGGTGTGACTTCGTGGCTCGCGTGACTGCGATCTATCGAACTGAAAGGCGTCTTCGTACCGTGTGGCATCCCTGGCCTGAGCAAGAAGTCATCTTCACTGATTGGGGAAACATCGCTGTGAAAACTGGTGATTACAAGGGCCAGTTGAACACGGCGGAGTTTGTAGAGCTATGACATTCAGTGCTGGCGACATCGCTCTTATTCAGGCTATCGGCCCCGTTGTGAAGCATGAAAGCTGGTCATCTAGGTGGGATGTTGCTTGGTACGTCAGTCGGTGCGAAATGGCTGGGTTTGCTAAGACAGCCGATGAAAAGATGGCATGTGCCAAGCGTTATCTGGCCGGGAAAAGAAAGATAAGCCCACCAGGAACGGAGCGCAGGAAGAAAGCAGAGCGACTTAAGAGGAAGATTGTTTCAAGTCCTCCGCAAGAACTCGTTGACGCCATCCAGTCGCTTAAATGTTCTAAGGCCTATGAGCAATTCATCGGCGGGAATGAAAAGGCATTGAATGCGCTGGTTGGACTAGTTTTGAAAGAGTTCAAAACCGATCCTTCAGCGATTCGAGAGTTGATACAGAAAATCTAGCCGCCGCACAACCGGCATAGATAGCCCGCTAGGAGCGATCCAGCGGGCTTTTTGTTGTGTGTTTGGGTATCGCAGCGATGCGCCCCCTAGGAGTGTGATTTGGACAATCCAGCAACGGAATCCAGCGCCTTGAACTTGAATCAGGCGGCAGATGCTTTCAATGCGTTCTTGAGCCCGCAAGCGGAGCCTGAAAAGAAGATCGAAGGCCAACCGAAAGAGGCGGAAGAAGCGAAGACGGAGCCTGTAGAAGCTGCGCAAGCAGAAGAGCAGACGCCGACAGAAGCAGATGAAACCCTGACCATTGAAGTGGACGGCAAGCCCGTTACTTTGACCAAGGCAGAGTTGGCAGAGGCCTACAAATCAGGTCTTCGACAAGCCGACTACACCAAGAAGACGATGGAAGTCTCTGAGCAGCGTAAGGCTGCGGAGGCTGAAGTCACCAAGGCAAGACAAGAGCGTGAAACATACGCTCAGAACCTTTTGAAGATGCAGGCCCAACTAGAGGGCGCTCTTCAAGAACAGCAGAACATCAATTGGGATGAGTTGCTGAACACCAATCCGCAAGAGTATTTGCGTCAGAAGCACCTCTTTGAACAGAGGCAAGCCGCATGGCAGCAGAACCAAGCGAATCAGGCTCAGCTCGCTCAGGTGATGCAGGTTGAACAGCAGAAAGCGCATCAAGAGCACTTGAAGAGCCAGCAAGAACTACTTCTTGCCAAGGTTCCAGAGTGGTCGGACACGAAGAAAGCTGAAGCCGAAAAGCTGGCAATTCGTGGTTACCTGCTTGAACAGGGCTACGACCAAAACCTAGTTGACAACCTCGCTGACGCCAACATGGTCGTTACAGCTCGCAAGGCAATGTTGTTTGACCAAATGGTCGCCAAGGCACAGGCAGCCGAAAAGAAGGTTGCCACCTTGCCGACCAAGGTCGAAAAGCCTGGCAGTGGAAGCGCTCCGACATTGGATCGCCGCACTGCTGGTTATCAACGCCTTAGCAAGTCTGGCCGTGTTGAAGACGCAGCCGGGTTGATCGCTTCACTTCTTTGAACTTCATACGTCGAGAGACGCTGAAAGGAGAGCGGAATGACCGCACCGACCAATACCTACTTGACCACCTCAGACGTGGGCCGCCGCGAAGACCTGATCGACATCATCTATCGCATTTCCCCGACCCAGACGCCTGTGCTGAACATGGCGGCCAAGACCAAGGCAACGAACACGCTGCACGAATGGCAAGTTCAAGACCTGGCCTCGGCTGTCACGAACAACGCGCAGGCGGAAGGTGACGACGCATCGGCCAAGACCATCACGGCTACTGCACGACTGACGAACCGCACGCAGATTTCGACCAAGACCGTGATTGTCTCGGGCTCGGAAATGCAAGCGAACACAGCAGGCGTGAAAGACATGCTGGGCTATCAGCTTGGCTTGGCTTCGCTTGAGTTGAAGCGCGACATGGAGTCGTCCGCGTGTCAGTTGGACGTTACCGCCACCTCTCCCCGCCAGTCTCGCGGCTTGCGTGGTTGGGTGGTTGATAACGTCAACAACAACGGCGGCACGCTGGCGTCTTACACATCGAACACCGGTTACACGGCTGGCACGCTGCGCAACTTCGCTGAATCGCAGGTGAAGGATGTCCTTCAGAAGTGCTACACGGCTGGTGGTGAGCCTGACACGATCATG